TGGAAACAAATAAAACGGTGATTGGTTTTAATGGCCTGCAAGCGGTTGACAAACTTGTTATTGATATTGACTATCACAAATCTCCGTTATCGGATCAAATAAATGGAGAAAAAACTATAGAACAAGTCAAAAAGGTTGTTGAAACGATACATAGCTTAAACATTAGACCAGAACACTATAATATATGGTTTTCTGGTACAGGATTTCATATCCATCTAGCAAATGTATACGGTTTTAAAGAACAAACCAGTAAAAAACTATCTGCTCAAGTCAGGTCAACAATGGCTAGAGACTTTGGTGCAGATATTGACTTGATCTATGACCCTCGAAGACTCATTCGTAGTGGATTTAGTTATAACTACAAATCCAAACGATACAAAGTACCTATTGGTGTACAGGATTTAGATAACATGAGTTATGAGTCTATAAAAGACTATGCTAAACAACCTGTGCAAGATAAAGCAACTGCAATTATACATGAAGAATTGTTGCATTTAGAACCTATGGATATGAGTCGTAAGAATATAGTCGAAGTACGAAAAGTCTATGAGAATACATCCAAGAAAGCCACACGTTTTATTTCTTGTGCACAGCATATATACAATGCTGGACATGTAGATAAAAAACGTCATAGGCATTTATTGGCACTAGCAGCAATATGGCATAAGAAATTAGGACATCCAAAACCTGCAGTACTTGCATTAGCAAGAACGTATGTAGAACAAATGGAAAAACCACTTCCAATGGATGAAGTCAATAGAATCGTAACAGATGCTATTAAAAATGACTACAACTTTGGATGCAATCATCCTGATTTAGTTCCGTATTGTGATAGTAAGTGTACCTTATATAGATATAAGGATCTTGATGAAACTGCTGAAATTCTATCTGCTAAAAGTATGATAGAAAATCTTGCTGAGTTTTATCAAACAGATTACACAGATAGATCTTTTGATATGCAAAACATCTTTCCATTTATGAAGAAACCACATCTATTTACCACAGGACAATTAATTACCTTAATTGGAGATACTGGACTAGGTAAAACTGCTTTAATACAATACATCATTACTCGCATTAAAAGTCTAAAATGTTTGTTCTTATCTCTAGAAGTAGATGAACAAACTATGTCTAGACGATTTATGCAAGCAGCACTTGGTATGACAAAGCAACAAATAGAAATTGGTTTAACATCTAAAAACATGGAAATGATGATAGAAGCAGAAGAATCTATCAAGCATATACAACTTGTTCCTCGTTCTCCTGACATACAAGAGTTACCTAGTTTTGTTGCAAATAGCGAATGCAAAGTTATTGTAATAGATACTATAGATCGTATTCCTGCTAAATACGCAGGTAAAGATGATCTAGCGAGACAAGAAGTAATTGCTAACGCTTTAAAAGATATGGCAATGAAAGAAGACGTTATTGTCATAGCAATACATCATATTTCTAAGTATTCCTCTACTCGATTGAGTGAAGGTCAGAAATTAGATGTACATAGCGGTAAAGGTAATTCCTCAATAGAACAAAAGTCAGATCAATACATTGCATTTGAGAGTGTAGATGGTGACGCATCCAAAAAGAAACGCACCGTACGCTCTTTAAAAGCAAGGGATGAATCTATGTTTGAACTTGCACTTAAGTTTAATTATGAAACATTCACATTTGATAAAAGATCATAATGACATGGGCACAGATTCCTTTATTTGTGCCCTTTGTCTACACATACTAAAGGAGGCTGTATGCCAACAGTAGAAATACATATCAAAGAGAATCAAGTACAGAAAATTGAGGGACATGGTACATATGTAATTGTGCATGATCATGATATAGAAAAAACAACCACAATGATTTTTAACAAACAGGAAGAAATATATGACAGTCTTACGCATACTAGACGTAGCAACAATGAAGCTCTTTTATCTGAAGAAGAGTAAAGAGTATCCCACTAGGCAATATAAACTAGTGATACTCAATGCATTTAGTGTTGCAATTACACTAAGTGATACCATGAGTGGAGCAGTAGCTATTTATTTTGAGCTACTACCACTACGATTATTTATCGGATTCAACATAGAAAAAAGGTGGATATTATGAAAAAACCCAAAGCAAATATTCAATCACAAATGACTCAAGAATTAATCATGTTATTAACTGATCTTGAAAATTGTGATCGTCAAAGAATGAGCAGTAGTGGCAAACATTATTTAGATGGAATCTGGAGATTATTAGGGCAACCTACTTATGCAGAAATAGAAGCAAATAAGAAAAAAGCATTACCTAATCTTGAGGAGGAAGAATGATTTATGTAAGCGTATGCTGTGGAGCATTGCCATTATATGATATACATGAGTTTGAAGACGAATGGTATGGATTATGTGGTGATTGTGCAGAACACACAGATTTTGAGGAGCAAGAATTATGAGTGGCAAAGCACCCAAACAAAAAGGCAATAGAATTGAACGAGAATGTGTCAATTTAGCTAAAGGCTATGGATTTGAATCCAAACGTGCTTGGGGATCTGATGGCAGATCATTAGGCTGGCATGAAGAAGTAGACATGACAATTACGTTACCTGATAATGTAAAAACTTCAAGCAATATTAATTATAAAAATTATGAGAATGATTATGGAGTATTCAAATTTCAAGTTAAAGGTCGTAAAGCTATAGCTGATTACTTAAAACCATGTGATGAAGTCTATGGACAAATTCTCAAAGAAGATCGTAAAGAAGCGTTAGTAACTATACGATATCAAGATTTACTTGACTTATTTAAAATGATAAGTGGGTAATAGTCTAGCGATGATTATCAAAAAAAGATATGAGCTAGGTGACTTCTTTTTGTCAATGGTTGACTCAAAGAACATAAACAAAATAGTTATTGTTTTGTGTTTCTATGAAAAGCATACAAAAAGAATGGCAAATGTACGTTGTTTTCTAGGTTGGCGTTTAGGAGACAATGAGAAATAAAAAAGGGGAGCATATATTGGTTTTGGCTAAAACCATGTTCCCCTTTTACGCATACTTTAATAACGTAGGAGTTACAATGCATGCACAAGAATGTTACAAAATAATTAACAAATTAGCAAAACATCCCTCTGTTGACCCTAATTCTCAAATTGGGGTAATGCTGCAAGAACTAAAAGACTTAATTCACGATATGCAAAAGGAAATAGATCATGCTAGAAAAATGGCTGTCTGGGGAAAAGATTATTGATAGACAACATAGAAATCAGAACTTATATGATGCACGTAGAGCAGATGTTGCTATTAAATATTGCCCTGATTGTGATCGTTGCTATGAAATAGATAGTGAAAAATCAAAAGTAAAATCAAATAGAGAAGCAAATAAAAAGATCTATTTGTACTATGAAAATTTTCCTACCTATGGAAAACAAATTAAAGTATGTAAACAATGTAAATAAAACTTAAGTAAACGGACGTAGGGGACAGTAAAGAGAACGCTTTTCTAGAAAGCTTAGTACCTCGACCTTTCCTACCGATGTTTAAAAGGAGAAATACTATGGCATGGGAGCTATGGCAAAATGATATTAGTTATGACGATCCTAAATACGAAGGATTGTATCAAATAGGATTCTTCTGCAATACAGCAGATATGAGTTTTGGCCCTGTATTGGGTATTCAAGTAGATACCAGCAAATATAAAGATGCTAGAGATCAAATCTATGAAGAATGGAAAGCAGGAGATCCCAGAGGAATGGGTAGTAATGAAATATATGATGAAGTAAAACGAATCGAAAATATAAAGAAAGAATAATGAGACTAAAACAATTACGAAAAAACAAAAAACTAACTCAACAGCAATTAGCTGATATATTTAAAGTAAACCAGCAAACAATAGCAAGATGGGAAGGTTCAATAACCGAACCATCTATTGCTCAATTAAAACAATTAGCTGCTTTCTTTAAAATTACTATAGACGATTTATTGCAAAAGGAAAACACTATGAAGCATATAGATACAGATCCATATTCAGTAACCACACGCAAGAATGGTTGTGAAGTATGGGTAACTAACGATAACTGGAATGTCTTTATTGGAGAATGTTATCAAAATACTCCTGACAAGACAATAGCTGACGTAATGAGAAAAGCACAAGTTATTTGCAATGCACTTAATGAAGATCAGCAGGAGCAAATGTAATGGATATACTGTCAAAATACGTAAATAATAAGTTTTTAGAATGGTTAAATAATTGTCCTTATCTGTGGCATTTAGATTCATCAGATGACAATTGTTTAAAATATACATTTATAATTGAAAAGCCAGAGGAAGATTATGACAGCTAAAGAATACGAACAGTTTAGAGATCACTTCTTACAGGATACTTTAAAACTATCAGATGAAAAAAGAATCGAGTATACCGAAGGACATCAAAACAGTAACGTATTATGGAACTTTGAAAGCATAGGTAATAAGCTTGGCTTAGAGCCTATGCAAGTTCTATCTGTATACCTAAATAAACACTTATCTAGTCTTCAAAGCTATTTCAAGGATGGACAAGAACATTCATCAGAAAGCATTGAAGGACGTGTAAGTGATATTATTAATTACCTTTTGCTTTTTCTTGCAATGAAACAAACATATAAAAAGGAGGATACACATGTACACAAAACATGATTTAACTCAAACAAATAAAATTGAAGAAGTAAGTATAGATAACCATAAATATCATACAACACTTGATAGATTACTAGCTCAAGTAGCTGATGATGTTGTAGGAAATGGTGAAGCTAGAGAAGAACTTAAATACTATATGAAACAATATTACTATTCACATCAAAACATAGAAAGCGATAACTATCCTATTGATCATTTGTATGAAGAATGGGATCCTGATAGAGAACATTATAAATAAGGAGAATATATGAAAGATCCTTTTGAACATGAAAAAAACATGGAACATCCTATGTATAAAAAAGGATTCCAATATGTCTTTGATCATTATGGTGTTCCTAGATTGCCTTCAGAAGAACTAATTGACTTAAGAAAAAGATATAGCAAACTATCTGATGAATATAAAGAATATCAAGAAACAGCTTTGTCTTCTGTAAAACAAACCAAAAGAGAACTGGAAGCAATGGATGAAGAATTACTTGATATAGTAACTAAAATGAGTAAAAGAGACAGCACGATTAAAAAATTACGTTACGAAAACAATAAGAAGAAAAAACACATTGAGTTACTAGAGTCTACACTTAAATCTTTACAATCTAAATGGTACTTAAAACCATTTATTAACATAACGTAGGAGTTACTATGTGGGAATACTATTGGCAAGCTCTTGTAGAGCATAGGCATGATATAATGATCCCTATCTTAATTATTTATTTAGTAATAGATAAATTTGTAGATAGATGGTTCTGGATTAATTGGATACGAAAGGAGTTTAGACGATGATGTTTTATCCTGATTGGCTATGGTATATAGAGGTGTTATGCAAATCTGTCTTTTATGTAGGCATTGGATTTGGACTTATTACACATTTTCTTTTCAAATGGCTTGAGCTTATTTGGAATTAACAGGTAGACTAAAATCTCCTATATCGGTTACAAGCAATGGGGCATAGTTCCATTCTGTAGTAGAGATGCTGCTATGTCCCAAAAGCTTAGACACCGTATATATAGGCATACCTGATTTAATTAAATTTAAACCAAATGTTCTACGCAGATCATGGAAGCATCCGTCTTCTATGCCTATCCTGCGTAGATTTTTTTTAAAGTGATGAGTAACATAATCAGTTTCGTACTCCCATAACTTACCCTGCTGGTATAAAATGTCTTTAGCTTGCGTATTTAAACGAACAAGCCTCTCTCCTGTTTTACCAAAAGTTTTAAAATACTTTTCATATATATTACTTTGTTTCATATTACAAAGCTCACTACGTCTTGCACCTGTATAATATGCAAATTGTACAAATCTTCTAAAGTTTAAATCACGTGTATGCTTAAATATTTTTACTAATTCTATGTCAGTAAATACTCGATTTCTAGCTGGTTTTTTCTTAAGCTTATACTTGTTTAGATCTGTAGTAAAACCGTTCTTTTTACCCCAATTTATCACCGCATTTAGCCTTCCCTGTACTCCTATTCTTGTTGCCTCATTCTCAGGTAACGGTATTCCTTTCTTATATTTTTTTAAGACTTGAATTGTTGTGTCTCTAGAAGCTTTACTCCAGTTATGCTCTGCTTGTAGATACTTTTTAATTAGATCATTAAAAGGTAAAAATTGTTTATTACTAGGATGAATTAACTCTTCAAACAACTGTGGTTCTAATATTTTAGCACGTTGTTTAGCAATACGTTTATCTTTGGTTTGTAAAGATCGTACTATACGCTTGTAATGATATGTGATTTTAAGGTAGTAAATACCTTTGTTTTTAAAGATTGATGACATAATTGGTCTGCTATTGGTCTGTTATCAAAAAACCTAATAACAACTAATATTGTTTTGTCTACAGTGGGCGATGACGGAGTCGAACCGCCGACCTCTACGATGTCAACGTAAGTTTACTGAGAAGAAAAACTGTAAAATTCATAAGCAATCAAAACAACTTTAGTTTGTTATTGGTATGCTAATTTATAACGAATTATGAATTTTCTAATAGTTTTTCTATATAATCCATACGTTTCTTTTTAGACTTAGCTCTTTCAACTCTATTTATAAATTGACCATAAGGGATTCTAAACAATATTTCAGGAGCACGATCTAACCCTCTCCCAATTCTATCATCTGATAATTGCACAGCTTGCCTAATCCCTCTACCAAATGGCAATAAGGTATACATAGTATAATCTGTAAACTCATCCCAGTTACCTGTTAATAGCTCACCTGCAGCTTCAGGTATTCTGGCAATAGGTGGTTTCAATATACTTAATGGCCCTAATGGATCATTAAAGTATGCCATTTCTTTTTGTTTTTTTGTACCAAAAGTATAGTCAGCTAACGATTGTATCCAATCATATGGTGGAGGTAACGTAGTATCAAATAAACTAAACATAAAAGCAGCACCTAACATATACATCCATAAATCAGCAGTAATCTGTCTTTCGAGTCGTTTAAATTCTTTTGAGTTAGGATTCATGCCTAGCTCTTTAGCTTGTCTATAATATTCTTTACGTATCCTTACGCTGTTGAATGCGAAGAGTTTAAACCTACTTAATACTTTTCCTGTTGATGTAGACATAAACAAAGGTCTTTCTGCATTCTGATAAAAGAATTGAGAATATCGTATAGCATTCATAGCATGTTCAATTACTTGATCATCTGATAATGTTAAATTTTTACCTAGCCTACCTGTACCTTTAATATATTGTAATGCTCCAGCAAGAAAAGCTTTCTTTCGATTAATGCGTTCTGATTCTTGCATAAAAAATCCACCAGTCTTTAGCATTATATCGGATACACCGTATTTATTTAATACATCTTTTACACTTTCATCACGATTGCCTTTCTTACTTTTTAAAGCCGTTAACATATCTCGGTTAAAATCTTTAAAGCTATGACCTAATTCTTTTAATCGTGTAGTTAATTCTGGATTAAAATCAAATTCGTTCTGTAAATAATTGTCATAAAAACCATTTTCTTCTAGCCATTTACTTATATCTTTAAAAGACTTTACAGGTTTACCATTATTTAAAAAGACTTTACTAACTCCATATTGATCGGTAAGCAATAAATCATTTACAACTTTCATGTTACCAGAATCTTTTAAGTTTTCTAAACCTGCATACGCTGCCGTTTGTGTAGTACCACCAAATACATTATTTACAAACGAACCAGTATTAAACAACAAAGACATTAACTGATACTTAGCTTCCATAGCTCCCCAATTACGTATCAGGTTGTAATAAAACATTTGTCTAGCTTGTGGGTCTTGTGGTATTAACTTTTTATTAATAAAGGGAATCGTCTCTTTGCCACCAAATCTACTCTTATAAATCTTTTCTAATTGATTTGCACCTACTTCATCTGACGTTAGATAAAACAAATTAGACTTATTTAAATGCAGTAACTTTCTTCCTTGTGGTGTTTTTTGCTTTGTAGAAAATGTTGTCTGGTATCCCATAGATGTTTCTGCATACGTACGTATAAAGTCTGCCCATACATCTACATAGTTATTATATCTCTGATTATCAGGTATTTCTGTAAGGCTTACTCCTTTATATAGGTCTTTAAATTTCTTTGCTTCATTGGGTGCTGGTTTATAATTCTGCATATTATCTAAGAAAGCATCTATATCACCTTGTGCTTTAAACTTAGTTAAGTTTCTAAAATAGCCTCTAATGATAGCATCTTGATAATCTTTAAATAAGCCTTCATCTTTTTTAAAAGGAACAGAATCCTCACCACGCTTTTTTAAGGGAGAAGCATACGATCCTCTAGATTGTTCAAAGGCAACTTCATAATCTGTACCAATTGTAATTCTGCTATTAATATCAAAGAATGGATTGTTCATAGCAAGATCTCTAGATAATCTATTTAGATTGCCTTTTTCTGCTTGTCTATTTAACCATTCTGCTTGTTCCAATAAAGTCTTTTCATTTACTTTACGTATGCTATGGTGTATATACGTGTCAAAATTACGTTTCCGTCTAGGATAAAATGGTTTGTTTGCTCTTTGCTGCTCTCTAAATACTTTAGGATTCTTAGGGTTCTTGCTTTGAATTAACTTTTCTAGTCGATACTCGTAGTTATATCTCATTAAACCATCTATCCCTACTGTTTTAATGATAGCATCCGTTGGTTTTGCATTCATAACTGTATTCTCAAAATGCTTTAAATCAAACTTTCCATTCTTATTATACTTAATGTAATTATTAATCCTGCCATATTCTTTATTCTTATCAATTTTACTCCAGTCAAAATCATTTCCTGCTTTATCTTTTACAGCAACAAATTGCCACATGTCTTTAAAAAACTTTGTAGCACTATCATTTAATTGTAGAAATTTCTTTTGATCAATAGACTTATCTAGTTGCTCTAAAGTCTTTCTACCTTCTCTATATTCAATTAATTCTTTTATATATGCACCACGTACATTAGGTACACTCGATATATTAGCTAATGATCGTTCTAAATCTTTACGCATTAACAATGCTTTTCTGTCATAGATATTAATATTGCGTTCCATATCATTCACAGATAATCGAATAGACTCTATAGGACTCATTATCTTAACAAATTCTCTATCTACCATACCCTTGCTTGTTAAAACAGCTTTTCGTGCTTTAATACCTCTGGTTAGAAAATTCATTTTTTGTAATTTTCTTTCTAAAGTCATAGGTGACGTATGCCAATCTTTAAGATATACAGGTAATCCTTCTACCGTATCCAGTTCTTTAAGATACGTATTCACTTCTTTAACGTCATTCATAGTCATAGTAGTTATGTCTCTAGCTTGACCTTTGCTATTGGTGTAGTTCATAAACCAATTGTTAAAATCAACACCTGCTGGATTTGTTTTAATAGTTTCCTGTAACTTTTGCACTTCAACTAAATCTTTGTCTGTAAATGCTATGTTTTCTAATGCATTCTTAGAAACCAATGTATCTAATGTATCAAATACTTTTGCATTACTACCTAGTATAGTTTCTTCTAACTTTCTAGGTTTTTGCAATTCTATAATGCCTTTATCTGCTTCTAATGTTCTATTAAAGATAGCATCCATTTGCTGATAGAAATCTTTCTTAGCACGCATAGGGATTGCTCTAGAAGAATGTAGCATCTTATAATATTGTGGCTTGGCTGGTTTATTTGGTGTAGGATTTCTTCGTATTGGACTTAATAACCAATAAGAAAAATAATCCTGCAATAAGCCATCTTGAATGCCACTATCTCTTTCTAAATCCTGCAATCGTTCCATCATGGATCGTATCTTGCCATCTAGATCTAAATTCATAGTATTATCTCTTTCAGGATTCTTAAAGATTTCTTGTACATAATCTTTAATCTGAAATGCTTCTTCCTTTATTTTAGGAAACACATCATCTACTACATTTACGACTCTACCTTTATCATAAAAAGCATTTTGTATATCAACAAATTGTTTGGTTAATAATTCCATAGTAGCATACTGGCCTATATCTTTACCAAACATATCATAGCCTTCATTTGGATCGTTTTCCATTGCCAGTCTATGTGTATTTACATTTCTAAAGCTTAACTCATCGGTTATAATATCAAAATGTTTAGACAGATATTCTTCTGCTTTCTTTTTATTTTCTCTAATCTTAAGCTTACCTGATCGTTCAAGCTCATAACTTCGTTTAAGCTCTCTAAACAATCGCTCTTGCACACGATTAATATTACTGTAATCAATTCCATCTCGAAACGTTCTCTGTAGCTCTCGGTTAAGAGCAGGATGAATTAAATCTAATCCTTCGTTTTCTAACGTAGCTCGTACAGCATTTAAATCTTTTATATATTCAAAATAATCTTTAGCTGTTTTGCCATCAGCACTTCGTTGCTTTGGCTTACTTAATCGTACGGTATTCTTAATTGCTTCTAATTTTGTTCCAGCAATATATCGTGTAAACTGATTGTAATCAGCATTAATAGGATTGCCATTTTTTCTAATAGTAAATATTTTATCTAGTAACAAATCAGGTTGAAGGTTATACGGTATAATAGTTGGATCTTTACTAGCATCTGCTGCTTTATTTACCACCATTACTTTTCTGTCTAAAAACTCTAAAAAATCTTCTTTGCTTTTTGTTTGAAGAGTTATTGTAACTGCTGCTCCATCATCTTTAGCGTTTTTTATTTCAAAAAAACCACCTTTAGAATTAACAAAATCATACATAGACATTAAATGCTGTCCAGCCGTTAATCCTCTACCCAATCCATCTTTACCTGTACTAGATCGCATACCTGTTAATAAACGATAAGAAGGAGAAAAGATATTAAATTTATCTTCAAAACCTTCTTTTAGTTTTGTAGGAATATTCTTATCTACAAATAAATCATTTAAACTATTAACATACTCAGGATCTGTATCCCATCTAGCTCTTTCATCTTTATTCTTTCTATAAAATTCTGCTAACTCTGGGCCTAATCCTTGAAATATTTTTATACTATCAATGTCGTGGTCTGCACCTCCGAGGTATTGTTTATCTTTGGCATGTAATAATGCTCCTCCACCTCTTTGGTTTGACCAGCCTCGAAAACGTACAGCACGTGTTCCACTAACGGAATCAGCAGGAGTACGAATAACAAGAAAGGTAAGTGCATCGTCATAAGCTTTACGATCCTCTTTGGAAAGTCCTTTGGGGACGGCCCTAGTATACTGACTCCAAAGTTCGCCAAGGGAGAGTTGCTTGTCCCTAAAAACCACAGGCATCTGTCTTTGAGCATTATCAAGGTAGATTTCACCATATTCTATATTCCTATTTCCTTTTTTTAACGGATCAAACTCTATATACTGGGTAATCTCTGGTGCGTAATACCCTCGTAAAATAGATTTTGCACCAGTAGGTATGGTAGGGTTTGTAATTCTTTTCGTAAAATATTTACGTAATGCATTAAAATAATTACGTTTGTTAAAACTCATAGTGTGTTTAGCTACATACGAATTACTTAATGCTTGAGCTAACATTTCATTTTCTGAATGATAATCATTAAAAGAAGAATCGCTATCAAACTCTATGTCTTCATTCATAGGTTCATCATTTTCAAACTTAGTTTCAGCATTCATTAACTTATCAGATAAGAAAATAGATACAGGCTCATTAGGATTTCTTTGCAATTTGTCTATCATAAAATTCATTGGCATCTTATGAATAGTAAGTTTCTTTTCATTAAACTCTTTAACAAATGCATCTACATCTTTATTTTTATTAAAAGTCTCTACAAGTTCCTGTGCTTTTCTAGTCCCTTGCAATGAAGGACGTAATACATTTTCAAGATACACTTTTGCAAATCCAGTTCCTTGTACATTGTTCATTTGGTTATAAAACTGAAGAACTATATCTGTACCAAAAACATCTTTTAAATTGTTTTCTCGTGTGCCTGCACTAATTTGCAATGCATTCGTAGGCAAAGTAATAGGCTGTATGTTTTCACTACTCCATGTGCCATCTTTGCCATAGGTTAATTCTGTAATAGGCAAATTACCTTTTCGTTTTGCAGAAGATAACCAAACCACTTCATGTATATTGTTATCTCTCATAAACTTATCCAATGGCTCTGCTGCAGTTTGCCCACTTGTCTTTTGTGCAAATGCTCCTAAATCTGTTTTAGTAAATACGACAGGCTTATCAAATCCTGTTATTTTTGAATCTAATCCCATTGCTTTTACTCTAGCATCCATAAAATCATTTCTAACTGCAGAATGGCCATCTTGATTTGCTAGGTCTAAATCATTTACCAATATAACATTATAGGACTCTCCATTGTTAGTTCCAGCTATATCTTTAAAACTAGCTGGTTCCATGTACGTCATACGTGCAGTAGGTAACTGCATACGTTTATTAAAATCAATTACGTTCTTTAAATACGGAGAATCTTCCTGTATAAAACGATAGCTTTCTTCTACAGGTATACCTTCTAATTGAGACTCTGTAACTACATTGGATATAAACTCACGTTGAAATAAATTTGCTACAGAATCCGATTTGCTACCTACCATATTATACTGCAATTCTAAAGCATCTTGATATTTTTGCTGTATTTCTTCTAACGATAATCCACTACGAGTAAAAATATTAAATATGTCATCTAAAGTATAATTATCATCTCTAAAATTACTAGTAAACCCATTAAGCTTATCTTTGTTAGGACTGAAAATATACCTATTGTTTTCTGCTAAAACATTTTTAAGTAGCAATAAATCATCCTGCCCTACAGCATATTCTATTTCGTTATCTCTATTTAACTTTTGTTGTAACAGCTTAACAGGTGTTTGATTGTCCAATACAACATGAGTCAGATAACGTATATCAGCTTCAGGTGCTAACTTTTGAATAGGCAGTATAGGAGCTTTCTCTCGTATCGTTACATCTTGAATACGTTTATTTTCTACAATATCTATTCTACCTGTACCACTATTGCCATCTAATACTGGCAAATCTATTGGTTGCATAATGTTTAATTTGTCATCAAACCATGTACGCAATTCTCTGTCTATCTTTTGAGTAATTGCTTTCTTGCCAAACGTGTCCTGTATGTTAAGCATAAACTGTTCTTTATTGCCATTCGATCCTTTAGCAAGGTTATCTATAGCAACCGTAACATCTATGTCTGTAGGAAACTTATCGGATTGTTTAAATAGCTTTTTAGAAGTGTTCTTTAAACGAATACGATCACGATCAGCTATATCCATTCTGTCTAGCTGTTCACTATTGTATACGTTGTTTCTAAACACAACAGCATCGTCCAATACTTTACGATTTTGATTGTATTGTTGCATTGCTTTTTGACGATAATAGTCTAGTATATCTCTTTCTGTATAGTCTCTATCACTCTGATTAAAAAACTGTATAGCTCTATCTCTCCAGTTTATATTCTGTCCAGCTTCTTGAGATTTTCTATTTAAATACTTAAAGGCTAATCCAGCACTCCCACCAGCTTGGTTGTTACTAGATTCATATCCCATAGGGTGCTCATATCGAATATAGTCTTGAGCTTCTTTGCTCATGCTATTCCAATCTTTTGATTCTTCTGGTCTAAAATTTTCTGCAGGATTACGATCTTTGTTATACCATGTAGATGCTTCTCTATCTACTGCAGGTCTTGTTTTGTATCCAAAAAAGCCACCCAATAAATAGTTGTATAACTGCATTTCTGTAGGCTCATCTGCTAATGTACTGGGAAGTCCAGTAACCAAAGAACCTACTCCTGCACGTAAAACTTGATTGGCTCTTTCTACTTGTTGAGGTGTGCCTTTATATAAATTACCTAGACTAACAAAATTACCAATACCACCAAATGCTCCCCCTGCAATAGCTCCACCAATAAAACCATCCATGACTGCATCTTCACCTTTCCATATATTACTAATAGCACTCGCATATCCTAGTCCTACGGCTTCATCTGCTATTTGCCTACCTACAGTTCCCTTTTGTAAAAAACCTGCAGATTCTAAGCCTGTTTTTTCCAATACTCTACCCAAGCCGTATTGTCCTGCTCTACTAAACTGCATAGGTACAGATTTTGTAGCCAATATATCAATATGATCTAGTGCAGCTTGAGTAAAACGATTACGAGTTGTATCTCCTGTAATTCGTCTTGCTACTTTAGAAGCTGCTAAGATAGGAGCTTTTGCAATTCCTGGGGCAAATCCAACTAGATGACCGATCTGTCTAAAAATAGCTTCACCTGTATTACGAGGTGTTTCAGGAATTAAATCAAAGGTAGTAAACCCTTCTACAGCTCCAGCAAATGCATTCCGTACAGCTCTGCTTAAATTAAAATCACTATTGATTCTTTTAAACTCTATGTCATTATTGTATGCTAGTTCTTCCAGTTGATCTAATTGATCATCTGTAAACATAGTAGGATTGGATCTATATGCAGTAACTAGTTCACGTACTTTATACGTTTCATATTGTGATGCCATTTATTTAAAACGGTAAATCGTCAGTATTAAGAACACCAAGATTCTTTTCAAAAAAACCAAAATTATTAATACCTCCAAATCTTTTTCTATAATCAATATTTCCAGTATAACCTGATTGATATTTGTACAAATCTTTTAATCTTTCCCAAGAACTATAGTCTCCCATAGCAGCTTCTCTTTCTAATCTATTTATTTCTATATCTATATCGCTAGAATATGGATTTAATCTTTTGGTTGATTTGTTTTTAGTACCTGATGTTAATTGAAGTAAACTATTTCTTCTATCTGCATCTACATCAGCTCCACCATAAGTAGTCATTGAATTTCCACCACTACTTTTTTTACTACCCTTAAAACGATTTATAAGGCCTCTGCCACCTTTGACTAAACCAACACCACCAGCTACTCCACCTCCTACTAAGCCAAGAAGACTAGCTAGTTCTTCTTCTCCTGTATCTCCAAATACAGTTTCACCTCTAGTAGTAGGACGAAACTTATCTGGTATCAAACCAAATGCAGCCGTATCTACTAAATCAAATAATCCTTTTTGTATCGGTTTGCTTTCTCTTTCAAACCTAGTATTCATACCTTGAGCAAGTTGAGCTATAAACTCTGCTTCTTCATCGGTATACCTATCTGGATTTTCATTATACTGTTCTATTAATTGTACTATTTGATATGGATCCATTCTATCCTCCCAATCTCTGTAATAGTTGATTTAATTGTGCTTGATTCAGAATATTATTTGGATTGTTTTGTCTGTAGAGAGATAACAATTCAGGTGCATATTGAGGAACAAAACCATAATCAGGTAACGTAGGAACAGATACTTCTGGCATTGTACCTCTTCTACCTTCAAACTCTTTTGTTAGTAAATCTTCAACACGTCTTTTATATTCTTTTCTACCACCAGTAATTCCTAAAGGATCTCCATACGAAGTATAACCACCAATATTAAATAAATCTGTACGCATTGGATCTTTCCTTTGTTTTGTAATATACTCAAGACGATCACGTTTATACTTATCTGCATCACGTTTGGTTTTTTCTACATTAAAAAACTCACGAAATGTATCTGCTCCAGCTTTATCTCTATCAATAACACGTTGTTCTTGCCTATCCAAACGTCCTTCTCGAATATTTGCTTGTCTTGCCATTTCATCTAGACGATTCTGCTCCATATTCATTTGAGTATTAAACTGTCTTTCTTGAGACTGCATTCTTCTGTTTTGCATTACATAGTTTAGTAATGTGTTTTGTAAATTATCAACAACTTGAAAACCTACCATTGCTGGATCTACTGCCATAATAAACTCCTATTTAATTTTTTATCCATATAGACTATCATAGTAATCTGTCATTGGATCACTACTTACATTTTGATTTACTGCACCTGTACCTGCAGTATTACCAGTATACGCTACATTAAATTGATCTTCTCCAGATGCCATAAGATTACCCAATGCTGTAGTTAATGCACCTTGATAATCTGTTTGAGAATCTTGATAGTCATACTGCATACCCAATATATCTGATTGAAAACCTGCCATAGATTGATTTAAACCTGTTTGATATGCTTGGTTTGTATTGGCAAGGTTACTAGCCATATTTCTTCCCTGTGCTCCAAAACCACTACCCATACTAGATAGTCCCATACCACCAGTCATATTCAATAAATTTTGTTGTCCTGATAATTGTTGAGCACCCATATCAAACCCAAGTCCAGTTCTTGCCATACCTACTTGAGTGTTCATTCTGTCGTAAGCAGTATTTAACCTATCCATACTAGGTAAAAATGCTAAACTAGACTCATCTAGATCTGTTACATTAATACCTTGCTCGCTTAAAAATTGTATTTGGTTTTGACCTGCTGGGTTATTAATTGGACTTCCTTGTTGGATATAAGGATTAATAGTATTCTGATCCCAATTGTATTGATATTGACTTGGATTCGTTGGGCCAAATTGATTTGGTTGATTAGGAATAGAAATATTTCCAAGATTATCTGTTTCTAATGATCTTCCTGCATCCATAATATGATCTGGTCTATGCATTTTATTGAACTCCTATCATACTGTTAAAAATATCTGACACATAATTAGATGGTGAAGGTGGCCTAGGTGGCCCATATACCATGTTTAAAAAGTTATTAGGCTGTGTTACCGAAGTGCTACCAGCCATAGCTGTATTCATAGTAGGAGTAGGTATACTCATTGTAGGAGTTGTTGCTACTGCTGGAGTTGGTAACGTAGTAGGTGGTACAGGCATAGGCCCTTGCATAGGAGCTTGCATAGCTCTAGCTGGCCCTATCAATGTATCTGACCCCATACCTGCAGGTTGATATGCTTGTGCTCCTGCTATATTTGCTGTTGCTGGTGTAGGCAATTGATTACCAGATATAAAATTTCTAGCTTTACCTAATCCTTTTTGCAAAGCTGGATTCGCAAATGCAAATGCTCCTGCTTTTAAACCTGTGTTTACTGCTTGTCCTAATATGTTTGTATTTAATGATCTTTGAAAACTATCAATATCTCTTCTGTATTTATCTTTAATAGTTTGACCAAACTCTTTTGTCTTTCCAGTCAACATATCTACATTTTTACCTAAACCTACAGCATCTTTTCGTCTACCGTCCCCTAATTCTAAACCTGTTCTAGCACCCAATAAAGATCCACCTGTAGCTCCCAATCCTAATAAAGCAGCTCCTGCTAAACCGCCTGTACCAGCCGTTAAAGCACCTGCTGCTAGTCCACCTAAAAGTCCACCAATACCACCACCAAACGATGAAAACAATCCTGCACGTTCTCTTCGTTTTTGCTCATCAGCTTGTTTAGCCTCTACTCTTCTTTGGGTTTCTCCCATTTGTTGTTGTAAAAATAAGTTTCCTAATGACATAATATCCTCTCTATGCTCCTGAATCTGATTTTAAAATTTGATACCAACTTGATCCAAAATAAAATAACATTACTGTATCTTCAATTGTGTTTAATACAATATCATTTTCTCCATTGGTATATATGTTTCCTTCGTCATGTCTAATGGTTACATCTCTAGAACTATTTTTTGTTTTTAATATTAATAATTGTCCTTCTTGACCGTTGTTAATATCATCTAAATTGTCTGACGAAGCACTGCTTTGTGTATCTATTCTATGAAGAGAATGAGTAATAGTTATTGCACCACTACTTATTGTTAAGTCTTTTCCTTGAGTAAATATTAAGTTATGAGCATATACTTTATTACCATGTATAGCATTAGATTGAATAGAATCTGATATTAATTGTTTTTCAATATGAAAGTTTCCATCAGTAGACATAAGTGTGCTCCATAGTTTACCTTGTTGTTTTCTATATCGCATTAATTGACCATTCTTATGTAAATACAAAACTTCTTCTCCTTCACGCATAGAATTAACAGAAGGCTGATTTCTAACTTGTTGTATTTTATTTTGTTTTTTGTTTTGTATAAATCTTGCTATACGATCCATTAGCCAGCTCTCTTTTTTAGTGATCTATACTCAATACCAATATCGTTTATAAATAATTCTCTAGCATTACTACTTGAATCAAACTTAACCGATATTTTATTGCAAGTTACAGGAGAGCTAGGAGTGAGCTTAACGGTTGCATAATTACTTGAAGAAGCAGCAATTGTGCCACTTAATGAATGAGAAGTACCATCGTCTTCTACTAATGTAAAATAATTAGTTAATGCACCATCGGATTTATACGTAACGTAAATTGCATACACTTTTTTAGAGGTAGACGGATCTCCAAAATCAAAATCTTTTGTTTGAAAATCACAAGTGTTTGCTACTTCAGTTCGATACAATTGATATATATCAATACTGCTACCAGCATCATATGCAATTAAAACATTGTCTTCTGTATCCACAGAATTAGATGCATTGTTTGCTACCAATAAAAAATTAGTAGTCTTAACAAAAGTACCTTTTTTTAAATCAACAGTATATCCAGATGCAGAACCTGCATACGATCTTGTAATATAAGCAAGAGATGATTTTTCATCGTACAATATAGCAGAGGTAGATGTGACAGAAGCAATCCAAGTTTCATTATTAATTTTGTTTTCTTTTAGGTTAATTATTTGATTACCGTTGTATAAAAACAAACCTTGTTCATTTACCCATAACAATCCATATTGGGTACGTTTTACTGCTTCATGCCAACTTACTCCCATGTATTGTTTTGTTTCTTCTAAAAACCAATTTGCATCATCTGGTGAAGAAATATTAATAATATCTAAACTACGATTTTTAAATGCAAGCAATCTGTCTCCATAAGAATCTATTGCTGTATATACATCTGCATCTCCTTTAGAGGCTTCAATATAATTATGATATGGAAATGTGTCAAAACGATTGGGCATAGAATACATAATCCTGTCAGAATATTTTTTTAAAGTAGCGTTTTCTTTATCTATACCTGTGTTTTCATCTTTTATAGTTACATTGCAAACAAATACTCTATTATTTGCAACAACAGAATCTTTCCAATATTCCCCTTGGTCTCCTATATAGTTACTAAAAATACTAGAAGAAAATCCGTTAATAATTTCATACGTTAATAAACCAAATTCGGTAACTTCAAAATTAGCAGTAGCTGTTGCAGTTGGACAATTATATTGACTACTACCTGCATCATGCCACACAGTATAATCATCTGAAAATTTTGTTCTACATCCTTTTGTTAAATCAATGTCTAGTAACATAATGTATTCTGAATCTGTACCTAACTCACGTATATAAATTCTACCTCCTGATATGCGTGGATCATATGGCCCTTTTGCACTTACATTTAATGATAAAGCACATAAATCATTTCCACTTGCTATTGTATGAGTATTAGCGTACTTAAACGGTAAAGATTCTTGATTGCCATCATAAATAAATGTAGAAGCCAATTCATAAGTTGTTGCAGAAATTGTTCCATCTACATCTGTATGAGTAATAATATTAAACTCAAAACCTGTACCTGCACTATTAGGGTACGTAGTAAAATTAGCAGGTGAATTAGTAGAAGCACTGGTTAAATCATCTTCTGTAGGAGGAGCTAATGTATTGTCTTTAGCATAATAACCTGTATAAGTATTTGTATCAGTTGAAGATCCATTTCCTGAAACCTCAAAATGCCTTCTTTGTATCCAACCATACCATTGAATTTTACAATCGTTTTTATCTGCAGTATCACAACACCGTATTTCATCCTCTACTTTATAATATTTTACTTTTGATGTTATATTTGTTGCATCAGAACGTAACGTAATAGCATCATTTAGCCAATTTGAAGATGAGTTAGCTGAATACACATCAATTTTATGATCTGCAGGATTAGAAAGTAAAATTACTTGATCTCCTAATGAAGTTCCTGTTAATGTTCCTCCCCAAAAATTTGCTGTAGTAGCATCAACACGCATGTTAATTTGACGATCTACAATAATATTATTTCCATTATGATTTACAACAAAATAAATACCTTGACCTGATGTTGTTATACCATTCCCAATTGGAAAACCTGTTGCTTCAATTTTTAATATAGTACCAATCGGAAATGAACTTGCTAAATCTTGTTGTGTGTTGGTAATTCTATATTCAATTTCTTTATAAATACTACTTGTATTATGCCTATATACTGCAAAACCAGTTCTAGCTGTACCGCCTGAAATAGCTCCATCTCCAACTGTATATACCCCTCCAATGCTACTTGTTTGTGTAACTGTAACTGGATCTCGTACATGATCTGTTTCAAAATACCCTAATCCGTATCCTGCGTTTATGGTAGCAATAGTGTTATTGTTATATCCACTTATTTTATTGTTAGAAGCATCTGTATTTAAATAAGCAGGTGTAATAGATCCTTGTGTTTTGACACTTAAATTTTCAATATTTGCCAATTCATTATCAGCAATATCCGCAGGGTCTTTTAATGTATTAACACCACCACTAAAATCTTTTATTTGATATATTTGTTTAGGCATTAAACTCTTTTCCCCAGAATGTGCATTTACCGTTTAGTATTTCAATCTGTTCCATTTGAAAATTACCTTTTGGTTTATCAAAAAACGTAACAATACCAAAACAATGATTCCAATTATGTAACCTGCCTTTTAACCATTTATTTTTTCTAGGAGACATATCTTTTAAACATCCCATAGACCAAGCTGCTATTGTACCTGAGTCTAGTTTTGTTAAGCTGTGTCTTTGTATGTCATGCGTATGGCCATAGACTATATTAGAACCGTATGCTTCTAAATGTTTTTTAGCATGATACGTAGTAGCATATGCTCCATGTATAAAATTAAGCTTGCCTATTTTTAATGGTTTATTATAAGGAAAATATTTATAGCCTCTTTCCTTCCATTTACAAGCTTCTTTAAAATTATACCCTTTTAAATACGGATGCTTGTCTACAAAATGATCCAACCACTCATCGTGATTTCCTGCAAGGATATAGCGTTCTTTACAGTCTACTTTGTCCAGGATTTTATCAAACAAATCTATTCCTGCATTAACGTCTTCAATCTCTTTATCTACGTTAATAAGTTGATGTTCAAGATTGGGTAATCTTTTTCCTTTAAAACACCATGCAGAAACCGATTCCCATTCACCAACATCACCTAAATTAATAAAGATTTCAGGCTGTATATACTCAATAGCCTGTAACACTATATTAACAGCTCTTTCATCGTGAATAGGAAAATGTTGATCTGGTATAATAATAGCTCGTTTCATTAGTCTAATAACTCAAAATGAACTAAGTCGTCAAAGGAATTGTCCTTGGTTGTGCGTTGTCCTTTGTAGAGAGAACTAGCATTCCAGTCTCCTCCCCAACGAATTTTATAACCAAGTTTATTTGCCATAGCCATAACCCAGCCACCCATGTAATGAAAATCATCCCTAGCATTCCAATCTATTTTTCCTTTTACTGTAGGATCGTATGGTGCTATATCTACCGCCATTCCCAATACGTGTTTTCCGAATTTGGTTTTACTTTTTCCTTGAGCCACCAATTCATTTTGGCGTTTTTGACTTCGTTTGCCTTCAATAACCGTGATGTCAAAGTATTTACATACTTCAGTAAGAAGATGTACCAATCTTTCATCGACTCCCTCTAATCTTGTTTTACTTCTTTTTCCTAGCCTTGGCATTCTTTTTACCCTTTTTCTTTTTAGGTCTTCCAACTTTAGACCCATATGTTCCTTTTCCGTATGGCATCTTATTTACCTTTCTTTACTATTTTTTTTATTTTACCATTGTGAGTTCTAGCAAACTTGTGCTTTTTTGTTTCTCGTATTAGAGTTCCACTGTACCGTTTGCCACCCCACATCCAACTTACTTTTTTAGCCATCTTTTCCTACTTCTTTTTTTTGTGTCTATTAGCAAATGCTTTAGCTGCTGCTACGGAACCAAAACCCCATTTTTTTAAAGCCAATGCTTTACGTGTAGGCCTACCCTTTGCATCTTTCATTGGCCCTTTCATACCTGCAAAACGAGCAGCAAAGCTTACTCTTCTAGGACTAGTTCCTTTGCTTAAAGGAGCTTTTAAATTGCTACCTTGTGCTTTAGCAGAAGCTCTACCTTTTGCATTTAATCCACCACTAGGACTTTTACCAGCTTTGCGTTGCCATGCAGGAGTTTTGTATTTCTTTTTTGTAGCCATTACAGACCTGCTACAAATACTTTAATTTTAGCAACAATCTTATCGTCTTCTTTGGAAGGAGTAACTTTGGCTATTAATTCCAAAACCTTAATAACGAAACCTTTTACTCCGTGTTTCTTTATTTGACCTTTGACATATCGTTTAATCATCTTTCTTTCCTTTTACCATTTTGGTTAATCCTTCCATAACCACATCCAAAAGAATATCGTCTTTATCGGATGGACTCATTTTGACAATTTTTTCTGCTATCATAAATCCCAATAAAACCCATTCCCAATTTGTTGAAAGCCATTCCATTATAGCATCTCCATTATTACGTTTACAATTACAGGAAGAGTAATAATAGCAATTGTACCATATACTTTAATTTGAGCTACGGCTATTTCATGCGTATCTACTTTTCCATTTAATTTTTCTAAATGCTTCTCTACTCTAGTCATCATATTAAACAATGTTTTTTGACGTTCATCTAATTTGACTAGCATTCCGTATAAGTCTTGATCTGAAGGCATTAGTGCTTCCCATTTATTCGGCTTAAATTGCCCTTTATTTCCATTAAAATTGAACTTTGGTCATTCAGTTCCTCTACCATTTTTTCGTGCCTTCTATCCCTTGTTTCATCTGATTTATTCCATCTGTCAATTAACTTAATTATCATGCTTTCCATATTTTCTAATGTTTCGGATTGGCCTTTGTTTTCTATTTTTAAGTCTTCCAATGTTTGAGCTTGTTCACTTGATCTTTTGTTTAAACTGTACACAAGGAACATAAACATTGCTCCTACAACAGCAACCATTCCACCTTCGTTGTAAAGTGCCATAAAATCCATTACTTTCTCCGCTTTTTCTTTCCCCAAGACAATGGGTTGATATTGAACTCTTTTTCATAAAACGCTACTTTCTCTGCCAACTCTTCTCGTTCAGCCCTTTCTTCCACGATGTGTTTACTAAGTAAATCCCCAATCTGTTCATCAGCAAAAGTAACTTTATCTTCCAATGCTCCCAGTCGAGACTCAATCCTCCAATACCCATATACAATACCAGCCACAAGTAAGATGATTTGCCCCAACCATTTAATATTAAGAGAGATAACAGCATTGTCATCAATAATGCTCCCTCTATAACTTCTAGCTGTTTGGGGCCTATCACTCACCTTACCTCAACTTCTTCCATTCGATCATGCTTATAACACCAATTGCTATAATCACGAATAGTGCCATGATACCAATGAACAATTGAGTCAACATCTACAATCTCTAGAAACACAGTATTTGTTGTTGTGTTGTTTGGTGTCAACTCTATTCCGCTTATGCTCCATCCTTGACTGCAATTTGTACACCACAGGAATACTATAAGAAATGTTAGTGTTTTCATAGACTACGATAAAATCTCCGTTATTTAGTTTCTTGATTTGGTTCTTCACCCAGACCTTGTTCTCTTAATCCATCTTCAAAGGCTCTTAATCCAAATTGCATTTGAACCAAGTTAAAGTTTGCTCTTTCAATTTTGTTCATAAGATCCTGCCTGTGTGAAAGCATTGCTTTTGCTTCTGGTGACATAGCATCTATGTCTTTTTGTGTGTACTCTTTGCCGAGTATGTTTACTTTTGGCTCTTCTTTCTTTTTTGCCACTTGTAACTCCTTGTTTTGTTAATTAAAGTTTCTTGAAATCAGCGATTGCAGAGTCTAATCCATCTGAATATTCTTTTGCTCTTGCCATATCAGCATCATATCTTGCTTTTTCAGATTCTAATTGTGATAAACTATATTCTCTTTCACTATCAGCTAATGCTTCACCACTTTCAGCATCCCATCTTTTCTCT